GCCCTCCTCCAGCGCCTCCACCCGGCCTTCCAGCCCGGCCACCGCCGCCGCGATGGCCGCCTCCGTCTGCCCGGCGGTCTGGAACCCGCTCAGCCTCCCCTCCAGCAACGCCCGGCCCGCCTCCGCCCCCGCCGCCGCAAGTTGCCCGATGGCGTCTTGCGTCAAATTCTCCACGCCCAGGTTGTTGAACAGGTACTGCAGCTGCTCCGTCAGCCGGAACAGGTAGTTTTTCACCATCCGCACGTCTTCCTCGGTGGAAGCGGGCGGCCCCGGCTTGATGGGGAAGTTCAGCGTAAGCCCCGGCATATCCCGTCCCCCTCCTCTCGTCCTTCTGCCCTTCTCATCCTTTTCGTCCTCCCGTTCCCGTCCCTTCCTGCATCTCCGTCCCTCTCCGTCTATCCTTCTTCGTCCCCTCCTACGACCTCGTCCCTCTCATCCCTTTCGCCATCCCTCCCCTACATCTCCGTGCCCCGCTCCAGCACCTTGGCCAGCAGGAACACCTTGCTGTTCCCCTTGCCCCCCAGTTCGATGCTGAAATGGTCGCACCTTCGGGGGATGATGAGCACGTTCACCACCCGTTTGCCCGTCCCCGTGATCTTGGACACCCACTCGGCGTTCAGCTGCCCCGCGTCGTACCGGATGCCCACGTTGATCTCGGCGTCCGCGTCGATGAGCTGCACCCGCAGCTGGATGCGCCCCAAATACCCCTTGTCCGGGTCGTCCATCAAAAAGTCCCCGGTCCGGGCCGTCCAGTACATATCCCCTTCCGGGCCGTACGCCGTGGCAGAATACCGCTCGTCCAGGGTCCCGTTCCGGGTGTACATGTGCCCCGTGTCCGCGTCCACCATGAACAGGTCGCCCTGGCTTGCGCACATCTCGTGGAAATGCCCCGCGCTGTCCCGCAGCCAGGCGTTCCGCGTCGTGTTGTACACGAAGGTGACCCAGCTCCCCGGCTCCCCCTCGTCCTCCATGCTGATGAAGTACTCGTCGTTCAGCGCCCCGGCCACCCCGCCGCCGTACCGCACCCGCCCCAGTTTCTCGCTCACCAGCAGGGGCGGACCGCCGCCGTAGGCCATGATGCCCCGCCTGGACTGGTAGTACAGCACCTCGTCCACCTGGGCCAGGCTCTTGTGGCATCCGGCCTTGACGCCCCGCAGCCGCTCCTCCACGATCTGGAAGTTGGCGGGGACGCTGCCGAATATCTTGTGCACGCAGTCGTCCTTGAAGAACAGCACCGCGCCCCCGTACACCGCCGCCCCGGTAAAGGCCCCCGGGCTCCCGATGGTCGCCGCGTAGCTGTCCGTGCTCACCCCCGCGTAGCAGTACCAGTTCTTGGGATCCCCCTACTTGCAGGCGTACACCTCCCGGTTGGCGCTGCTGCACCCCCACACCCGGTTGTTTTGCTGCACCAGGAAGTCCATGTCCGGGATCCGCCGCTCCACCGTGACGGTGTCGGTGAACCCCGCGTCGATGACCCCGGTCACCACGATCCACCCGTCCCCGGCCCCGGCCACCACGTAATCCGTCCCCGCCCTCGTAAAGGCCGCATGGTCCACCCCGGTGATGGATACCCCGTCCCCCTGGCTGAACAGCGTCCCCAGGGCCGCCGCCTGGATCTTCACGTAGGTGGTCCCCACCGGGCTCCACATATTCAGCGCGGAGGAATAAACTTTGAGCACGTGGTTCTCGTTGTCGGAGGTATCCAGCCAATACGTATTATTGTTCGGATCGCTCGGCGCGGTATCGGATGCCGTGACCCCCTGGTAGCTCGTCCCGTCCACCCGGCTCAAAGAGAACGAGGCGGATACGTCCTCCGCCTTGGCCCCCAGGTCTTCCACCGTCATGGTCTCGGTGTTCAGCAGCACCTTGTCCGGCCAGATCAGCACCCGCGCCCCCATCTTCACCAACTGCTTGGGGGAGTCCGCCACCGTATACCCGTCCAGCTTCACGCCCTTCACGTAGATGCTGTTGCCCCGGACGTACACAAGCCCGTCCATGTCCAGCATCCCCCGGCAGCGCTCCAGGCCGCCCTCCGTTTCCGGGCTGAATGCGTTCTCGTACTTGCCCATGGCGGGGCGGGGGGACAATACCGGGTAGTGCCCCAGGGTGATCTTCTCCGTGAAGGAAAACTCGTCCTCCCCCACGGTCAGGGTGTTGTTGTACCCCCGGAACGCCACCTGTACCGGGCGCCCCGCCGCCGTCTCCGTCAGCCTCGGCAAGAAGCTCATATCCCCCGCTCGCCTCCTTCGTCCTTCTCTCGTCCCTATCCCATCGTCTCGTCGTTCCTTCACGCCTGGAGTGGCGCGCCCTAATAACCTACCGCCCCGTCGCCCTTCTCTCGTTCCCGTCGTCTCGTCGTCCCTTCGTCCTTCCCCGTCACCAGAACCGCGTCACACGCGCTTTTTGCACCGGCACATAGGTCCGGTTCACCCAGGCCGCCAGCTCCATCCACACGTGGTTGAACTGGGCAGAGCTGTTGTTGTACCGCATGATCTCGTTGTTGTGGAAGTCGATCATGCTGATGAGGTACTTCACATACACGTCGCTATAGGCCCCCTGCACCAACAGCTCGGTAGCGGGGGCCGTCTCCGGGTCGTAGGTGTACCCGTCGAACGCAACCTCCTCAAAGCCTTGGTGCCACGACAGCAGCTCGTCCAGGATGCGGGCCTCCACATGGGACAGCCACTTCACCTTGTCCGCCGCCGTGTACCCGCTGGGCTTCAGGTGGTCCAGCTCGGCCAGTACGCTCGCGATGGTGACAGCCATTTTAGCTTATGGTCTGCACGTAGGGGTTCGAGGTCAGCCGGTCGATCCGCTCGGCCACCGCCTCGTCCGCCTTCATGCTGTCGTCGACGACCTTCCACACGTTCCAGGGGACGGTCACGGTCTTTCCCTGTTCCATGGAATAGCGCACCCCGTTGACACTCACCAGCAGGTACCTGGGCTTCTGGGGGTTCCGGGGCACGGTAAAGGTCACCGGGCCCGGCATCTCCTCCTCCAGGATGTCCCGGATGGATTTCTCCTGCTCCTGCACTTCCACGGCCTCGGGGGCCTCTTTCTTGGTCGCTGCCATATCCATAACTCCTTTCAAATCAAATCTTTTTCATCCCTCAAGTATGCGGGGAAGGGCTCCTGCCCCTCCCCGCCCGTCGGTCCCTTAGTTGCTCTGGGCCACGTTGCTGAAAGTGCTCCCGCACTCGATGCGCACCAGGTTGTCCTCCACGAGCCGCTCCGCCACCTTGGTGGCTTTCCAGCCCATGCTCCAGCGCTGGTTCAGGGGGTCGGCGGTGCCGCCGCTGCCCTTGGGCTTGAAGATGTGCTCCAGCCCGCCGCCTTCGATCTCGGTGGTGCCATAGGCGTCCTTGCCCAGGCAGATCACGCAGTACACGGCGGAGCCGTCAGCCCCCGCGCCGTCCCCGCAGATCACGGCCCCCGCCGCCACGTTCTTGACGGCTGCAGCAACCGTTATCTTGCAGTTCCCCGATACGCCGGCGTTGACGCTGGCCACGGTGGCCAGGTTGCCGCCCACGTAGATCTTGTACACCGCGCCCGCGGTGATGGCCGCGTTGATGGCGGTAGCTTCCGCCGCCACGATGGTCATGTCGGGGTAGATGGTGGTGCTGCCGGTGGAATCCAGCGCCGTTTTCAGCGTGGTCCGGTTGGTCAGGATGCCGCAGATGTTGCTCGGCGCGATGGTCTTGGCCTCGGTGGATTCCACGAAGCGGAAGCCTGCGATCTTGCCCAGTTCGCCGTTGTAGATCTCCTCGGCCCCGGAATAGGTGTGCACGTCCTTCCACATCGCGTCGTTCACCATCAGGTCGTAGGCCACGTCCTGGTTGACGATGGCGATGTAGTTCTGCCCGTCCACCTTGGGGGCGTTCATGGCTTTCAGGGCCCGCGCCGCCTTGTACAGCAGCTCCACGGTCAGCCGGCAGTCCTTGTCGATGGCGGCCCGCTGGGTGGTCTCCGTGGTGCCGCCGGACGTAAGCTTGGGCGCGTAGATGACCTGGGTGCCGCCGCACAGCACGTCCCTCGTGATGGTGTCCAGGGTGCGCCCGGCCTGGGAGCCCAGGAGCTCCGTGGTCTCGACGCCAATGTTGTCGATGGCCGCCAGGTCCAGGATGTCGGACGCCATCACGTACCCGCCGTACTGGGCTACGGTCGCGGTCAGGCTGGTGACGTCGAGCATCTGCCCGTCCGGGGTCACGCCTTCCTGCAGGGGGGTGAGCTGCTTCTTCAGGGGGGTGAACCGCCTGAACTCGATGGTCTTGCCGCCGCCCTTGGGGATGTTCCGCTTCTGGGCGAACTGGTCGTGGACAAGCTGGGGCTCCGCGTTGGCGATCAGTAGCTTGTCGTAGTAGGTCTTCATCTCCGGGGACAAGTCCGCCCCCGTGGTGTTCTGGGTCGTCACCTGCACGTTGGTCTCGCTCATATCCGTCCTCCTCCTTTACCGCAGCCGGGTCTTCTGACCCCTGTGGGCTGCCTTTGCGATTTCCAGCACCTGGGCCCTGTCCATGTCCCGGACGTGGAGCCGACCCGGCGCACTCCCGGCGCTCCCCGTGGCCCCGTTCTCCAGCGGCCGCGCTCCCCGGGCCCGTATGTCCTCCGCCGTCTTCCGGGCCGCCTGCCGGGCCGCGTATTGCATGGCCCCGGACAGGATCTCGTCCCTGTGCACCACCTCGTAGGCGGTTCGCACGTCCACCCCCGCGCCCAGCAGCTGCAGGAACCTGGGTTCCCCCGCCTCCACCGCCAGGTCCAGTCCGGGATACAGCGCCCTGGCCTCCCGGGCCTGGATCGCCCATCCCTGCAGGATGTCCCGGGCGCCCGCCAGCCGTTCTTCTTCCCCGGGATCCTCCTCTCCCGCGTCCTCCCCGGGATCCTTCTCCTCCACGTTGCCCTCGTCTGTCCCGGGCGCCGGGCAACCGGCGTCATCCCCACCAGCGCTCTTCAATGTCGTCGTCCGCATCCCGGATGTGCCGGTCGCCTCCTCCGTCTCCTGTCCCTCGGCGCCCTCCGGCACAATGCCGGGCTGCACCGGTCCCGTCTCCTGATTTTCCATACGCACTCCTTTCCGGGCCGCAGCCCCCTCCTTTGTGCCGTGCTCAGCATACAACAAAAGGGCGCCCTTCTGTCACACGCCCGCACAAACAATTAACAATCCCCGTTCCGCCGCCCTTGACCGCTCCATCCGCCTGTGTTACAATGCGCCAAAGGAGGTGCGCCATGCAAACTTTCCTGAAAGATCTTTCCCGCCGCCCCGTCATCGCGTCCGCCCGGGATCTGCCCCAGGTCCGCCGGGCCGCAGGGGCCGACGTGGCCGCCGTCTTCCTCCTGGGGGGCACCATCCTCACCCTGCGCGAGTTGGCGGAGGGGGTGCGGGCCGGGGGCAAGCGGGTATTCATCCACCTGGACCTTTTGGGGGGCCTGGGCCGGGACGCGGCGGCCGTGGAGTGGTGCGCCAGGGAGATCCGGCCCGACGGCATGATCTCCACCCGCGGGCCCTTGCTGAAGCGGGCGGGAGAGCTGGGCATGATCACCATCCAGCGCCTGTTCGTCATGGACTCTTCCGGCATGCTCAACGGCCTCAATATGCTGCGCGCCTACACCCCCGACATGCTGGAAGTGCTGCCGGGCCTGGTGCCCAAGGCCATCACCCGCCTGAAACAGCAGACGGGCCTCTCCATCATCGCCGGGGGCATGATCACCCGCATGGACGAGGTCGCCCAGGCCCTCGAGGCGGGGGCCGTGGGCATATCCACCAGCGAAGAATCCCTTTGGAATCCATGAAGCGCCCCCTGTGCTTTCCGGGCTCCGCCCCGGATATCCTGTATCACGACCTGGCCCTGCCCCATCCCCCGCCGGAGCTTCATGGCCGGCTCATCGCCTTCCTGTCCGATCTGCACTACGGCTTCTTCCTGGGAGACGAGGCCATGGTCCGCATTTTTGACATGGTTATGGCCCATAAGCCTTGCCTCATCCTGCTGGGGGGAGACCTGGCGGACAGCCTTCCCCGCCAGCGCAGGCTGTGCGAGGGGCCCCTGCGCATGCTGAAGGCGCCCCTGGGGGTGTACTGCGTCCCCGGCAACAACGACTACGAGGCGGTGAAGGGCGATTACCGCATCCTGCGGGCATCCCTCGACCGGGCGGGGGTCCGGCTGCTGGTGAACGAGCGCCTGCACGTCCCCCTGGATACCATGGTCCTGGCGATCACCGGGCTGGACGAAGGCAAGTACGGCAGCCCCGACCCGGCGGTGGCAAAGCTTCCCCTGCCGTCTCCCGCCCTGCACCTGCTCCTCACCCATTCCCCCTGGTCCCTGGCTGCGGTGCTGCCGGATGCCCCCCGCACCGATCTGATC